TATTCAGCAATTGAAAAAATCAAAAATAGTCTTAGAGATTTAGAAATGCAATACAGTTTTCAAAAAAGCGCTTTACTTTCAGAATACTCTGTCATTCAAAATAAAATGAATGAAATCGTAAAAGAAATTGAAGAAGAGCACGGGAAGTCTACATTAGATATAAATACAGGCGAATTAACTCCTGTTGAAGAAGAGCAGACGGAACCTGAGTTACTTGTTGCGGAATAAAAAATAATTTAAAGTGAATTTAATACGAAAAATATCTATAGGCAGAGACTATAAGAATGACGCAATGCATTATGCAGTAGGACAAGAAGTATACGGAGGCCATAAGATATGTGATATTTTAGAAAAAGAAGAAAATTATGTAGTATATATAGTTAAGAATAATGAAGTGCTACCATGGAAATCTTTTAATAAAAATATGGCGGTTAGTATTGAATTTAATTTAAACTATGAATAGCATTTATTCTTTCATAATAAAGCCTAAAGAGAATAGATATAATAATACAAAAAAAATACAAGACAAAAGTTTAATATTAAACACCTCTATAGAGGATCATAAGTTTGTCAGTAGAAATGCTATTGTTGTATCTATTCCTAAAGCTTTAAAAACAAATATAAAAGTAGGTGATGAAATCATAGTACATCATAATATTTTTAGAAGATTTTATGATGTGCGCGGTAATGAAAAAGACAGTACAAATTATTTTAAAGATGATTTGTACTTTTGTTACTTAGATCAAATATTTTTATATAAACAAAACAGCAAGTGGAAAGCTACAGAAGGTTTTTGCTTCGTGCAACCAATTAAAAAGCAAATTGATACTATTATATCAGAAGATACTGAAGAGCCCTTAAAAGGCTTTGTAACGTATTCTAGTGGTGTGTATAGCAAAAATACCCTAGTAGGTTTTTCACCTGAATCAGAATATGAGTTTATTATAGAAGATAAACGATTATATAGAGTACCAATACAATCTATTACTATTAAATATGACAGCAAAGGAACAGAAGAACCGTATAATCCAGTCTGGGTACAAAGCAGTTGAAGAGCTAATAAAAGTTGCTGAGGAAGAAATTATAGTAGATGGTGCTGAAGATGAATTAGCCGCTGACAGATTAAAGAATGCAGCTGCTACAAAAAAATTAGCAATATTTGATGCTTTTGAAATACTTAATCGTATAGAGTTAGAAAAAGCAATGCTAGAAAACAAAACATTACAAAAAGAAGAAAAATCTTTTAGTGGTTTTGCTGAAAAAAGATCTAAGTAATGTACGAGCAAAAGTTATTAAAAATAATTGAGCCAATTAAGTTAACCACAATGGACAGACTTAATAAGAAAAAAGCTTGGAAGTATGGGTATAATCAAGAGCATGACGTTATTGTAATAAGCCATACAGGTGAAATTGGAGATATATATGAAATACAAAATTTAAAAATTGCTCTTCCAAAACCTAAGGACGTTTCTACAATTAATAATAGATGGGTACCAAATGAATATCCTAAAGAGTTAAAAAATATTAAAACTATTTTTGATTGGGAAAAATACTCAGAAGAATTTAAAGAAAAGTGGTATGGATATATTAATAAAGAGTTTACAAGGCGTGAAGAAGGTTTTTGGTTTAAAAACAAAAACGTACCTACTTATATTACTGGTTCCCATTATATGTACCTGCAGTGGTCCAAAATTGATGTTGGGAAACCAGACTTTAGAGAAGCAAATAGATTATTCTTCATTTTCTGGGAAGCTTGCAAAGCAGATAAAAGATGCTACGGAATGTGTTACCTTAAGAATAGGCGCTCGGGATTTTCTTTTATGTCCAGTTCCGAAACAGTACATGAGGCTACCATTACTTCCGATGCAAGGTTTGGAATATTATCAAAAACGGGATCTGATGCAAAGAAGATGTTTACAGACAAGGTGGTCCCAATATCCATCAACTATCCATTCTTTTTCAAACCAATACAGGACGGAATGGACCGCCCCAAAACGGAACTTGCCTTCCGTGTCCCAGCCTCAAAGCTCACCAGGAAATCCATCACTTCCAGCGAGACCCGTACACAACTCGAAGGCCTTGATACAACAATAGATTGGAAAAACACAGGTGATAACAGCTATGATGGAGAAAAACTTAAGTTATTAGTTCATGATGAATCAGGGAAATGGGAAAAGCCTGACAACATATTAAACAATTGGAGAGTTACTAAAACTACACTAAGATTAGGTAGTAAGATAATAGGTAAATGTTTAATGGGCTCAACATCAAACGCTTTAGACAAAGGTGGTGAAAATTTTAAAAAATTATACAAAGCATCAGATGTTACAAAACGAAATCGCAATGGACAGACTAGCTCGGGATTATATAGTTTGTTCATTCCTATGGAATGGAACTACGAAGGATACATTGATTCTTATGGATACCCTGTATTTGATACACCAGAAAAACCCGTTGTTGGAAACGATAATGAGTACATAGATATAGGTGTTATTGAGTTTTGGGAAAACGAAGCAGAAGGACTTAAGAATGATAAAAACGGTTTAAATGAATTCTATAGGCAATTCCCCAGATCTGAAGAGCATGCATTTCGTGATGAAAGCAAAAACAGTATATTTAATTTAACAAAAATATACGAACAAATAGATTATAATGATGGCACACTATCTACAGGAGCTGTTGTTAAAGGAAATTTTCAATGGGAAAATGGTATTAAAGATACTAAAGTAATATTTTATCCAAGTAAGGACGGAAGGTTTAATATTTCATGGATTCCAACTTTAAATCTGCAAAACCGTGTAATACTAAAAAATGGAGGCAGATACCCTGGTAATGAACACATGGGAGCATTTGGATGTGACTCATATGATATATCAGGAACAACTGACGGCAATGGATCAAAAGGGGCTCTTCACGGGCTAACTAAATTTAGTATGGAAAATGCTCCAGCTAATACGTTTTTTTTAGAATACATTGCTAGACCTCAAACCGCTGAAATATTTTTTGAAGACGTTTTGATGTCTTTAGTATTTTATGGGATGCCTATACTTGCGGAAAACAATAAACCAAGACTATTATATTATTTAAAAAGAAGAGGATATAGAGGGTTTTCAATGAATAGACCAGATAAATTAATAAACAAATTATCTGTCACTGAAAAAGAGATTGGGGGAATGCCTAACTCCTCAGAAGATATAAAGCAAGTGCACGCAGCTGCAATTGAAACTTATATAGAAAATTATGTTGGCTTGCAAGAAAACGGTGATTACGGGAATATATATTTCAATAATACGTTGAATGATTGGTCTAAATTTAATATTAATAATAGAACTAAATTTGATGCCTCTATTAGTTCAGGACTAGCTATTATAGCTTGTAATAAACATTCATATCAACCTAAAGCAAATACTACAAAAAAAGTATTAGATTTTGGTTTTAAAAAATACAACAACCAGGGTAATGCTTCAAAAATAATAAAATAAATGTTAAAAACTCAAACAAAAGGTATATTTCCGAGCCAAGCGGTTTCAGATTCTGAAAAAAAAGCAAATGCATATGGTTTAGAAATAGCGCGGGCAATTGAAAGCGAATGGTTCAAGAGAGACTCTGGGACAATGCGTTACTTTGCAAGTAGAGATAATTTTCACAGATTAAGACTATACGCAAGAGGCGAACAGTCTATTCAAAAATATAAAGATGAATTATCTATTAATGGTGATTTGTCTTATCTTAATTTAGATTGGAAGCCTGTTCCAATTATACCAAAGTTTGTTGATATTGTAGTTAATGGTATGTCTGAAAGAGCTTATGATATTAAAGCATATTCTCAGGATCCAGCTTCTATAAAGAAAAGAAGTAGCTATGTAGAATCCATGTTGAAGGATATGCAAACAAGAGAGATATCTGATCAAATTCAAGCACAGTTAGGTATTGATGTGTATGAGAATGATAAAGAAAAGCTTCCTGAAACAGAAGAAGAATTAGAGTTACACATGCAGCTTGAATACAAGCAGTCTATTGAGATTGCCGAAGAAGAAGCTATAAACAATGTTCTTGATCACAATAAATACGATCTTTTACAAAGAAGATTAAATTATGATGCTGTAACCATTGGTATGTCTTCGTGTAAAAACAGTTTTAACACTGCTGAAGGGATTAAAATAGATTATGTAGATCCTTCTGATCTTGTTTATTCTTATACCGAATCACCTTATTTTGACGATATATATTATGTTGGTGAGGTGCGTAGAGTTTCTATTGTTGATTTAAAAAAGCAATATCCAGATTTAACTACTGAAGATATAAAAGAAATAGAAGATAAAGGAGCTAATGGCATTTTATATAATAGGTCACACAATGCTCAAGACTCTTCTGATAGTTCTTATGTATATGTTTTGTATTTCGAGTATAAAACTTTTAATAATCAAGTATATAAAATAAAAGATACTAGTACTGGCGGAAGTAAAGTGATCAAAAAAGATGATACTTTTGACCCACCTAAGGACAACAAAGCTAGGTTTAAGAAAGTTTCAAGATCAATAGAGGTTATATACGAAGGCGCTAAAGTTATTGGACACAACAAACTTTTAAAATGGCAATTGGCTGAAAATATGACAAGGCCAAAAACTGATACTACAAAAGCACAGTTTAGTTATAATATTGTAGCACCTAGAATTTACAAAGGA